CTGACCGCAGCTTTAGGAGCCATGTTTATTGCAGCGAGAGCAGCAGAGTGGCTAAGAACTCTTAGAATTGCACTGTTAGGTGTGAAAGCTGCCGAAGGAGTTGCCGCTCAAGTAGGATTATTAACGAATCCAATCGGTTGGGTCGTAGTAGCAATTGGGGCATTGATCACAGCTTTTGTCTATTTCTACAAAACGAATGAAGATTTTCGGAATGGCGTAAACAAAACGATGGCCGTTTTAAAACAGGGTTTGGTGAAAGGCTTTGAAGCAGTTCAAAAAGCTATTTCAGCTGTACTGCCAACCTTGAAAGAAATCGGTTCAGTCATAGCAGAAAATGTTATTAGCGTCTTCGAAAAAATGGTTGCAGTCACTTCAAGTATCGTCAGTGCGGTTGCCCCTGCATTCCGTACATTAGCATCAGCTGCCAAAGCGCTTGTTGCATCTGGTATCGAAAAATTCGGAGCGGTACTTTCTCAAATGGGCCAAACTTTATCGGGAGCGGTTATATCTGCTTTTGATCGTTTGAGTGAAGTATTTTCGAAAATGAAGCAATCTGTTTCAAATCTGTTATCTGCAGGATTGGATAGATTCGGTTCTGTTCTATCAACCATCGTAAGTGTTGTAACTGGTTTGTTTTCAAGCGGGTTAGAGCTGGCTGGAAATCTTCTTGATAAATTAGGCGGGTCCTTTGGAAAAATTGGTGGAGTTATCTCTATTTTCGTCAGTGTACTGACAAAAGTAGGGCTTGCAGCATTGGGAGTCAGTGGACCATGGGGACTTCTTATTTCTTTAGTTATTTCCTTTTTAGCTGCATGGGCAAAAACAGGAGATCTAAGTGCCGATGGTATTACCAAAGTTTTTGACAATTTGGATAGTACGATCAGCAATGTGGCGAATATGATTTCGGAGTACTTGCCAAAGATCATCGAAACAATCGCCAATATTCTAGTTTCAATCATTGAAAAAGTGACGGAATACATTCCGATGGTCGTTGAAGTATTTACGAAAATCATTACGGTGATAACGGATGCTATTTCCACATATCTTCCAATGTTTATTGAAATGGCTGTTTCTATTATCACTAGCTTGATTGAAGGATTTACGACGATGTTACCAACGTTGATCGACACGTTTTTAAATATCCTTACTAAAGTGGTCAGCTTGATCACCACTTTGTTACCGCAGCTTATTCAAATGGGTGTTCAAATCCTAACTGCTTTGATCAGCGGTTTTACGACGGCGCTTCCAAAAATAATCGAAGCTGGGATAAGCATAGTTAATGGTCTATTGCAAGCTATAATGACAGCTTTGCCTATGATGTTAGAAGTTGGCTTAAGTATCCTTACCACATTGATCGATGCGCTAGTGACTGCATTACCAGCTGTAATCAGCGTGGGCATACAAATCATCACTTTCATTATTCAAGCATTGATCACAGCTTTGCCTTTACTAATTAAAATTGGGATCAATATTATTACTACTTTAATCAGTGCGATAGTGACAGCTTTGCCGGTGCTAATAAATGCAGCAATTCAGGTGATCACCACTTTGATGAATGCTTTGATTAGTGCATTGCCAACCCTGATCAGTGCTGGAGTTCAAATTTTAATGGCATTGATCAACGGAATTATTTCGATTCTTCCTATGTTGGTCCAAGCAGCATTACAAATTATTATGGCACTGATGAATGCGTTGATTGGTGCGCTACCGTCTTTGATTAATGCAGGGATTCAAATATTGATGGCATTGATTAATGGTATTATCTCAATTTTGCCTGCTTTGATTTCTGCTACTATCCAGATTGTTATGGCGTTGATCAATGCTTTGATCACTGCTTTGCCGCAAATAATAGCTGCCGGCGTTCAATTATTGATGGCACTGATTAATGGGATTATTTCAATTATACCCGCGCTAATTCAAGCAGCGTTGCAAATTATTATGGCTTTACTGGGTGCATTAGCTGCAGCCTTGCCACAAATTATTGCTGCAGGTATTCAATTAGTCATGGCATTAATCAATGGGATTGTTCAAATACTCCCACAATTGGCCAATGTATTTACTGTAGCTTGGAATGGCATAAAAACTGCTATCGGCATTATTGCAAGAGCTATCGTTACCGTGGTTGTCTCCTTATTCAACGGGTTCAGAAATACCATTTCTACCATTTTCAATGGAATTAGAAATATAGCCTCGACGGTTTGGAATGCAATCAAAAACGCAATTTCGACAGTGGTTAGTGGAATTGTATCGACAGCAAGCAGTTTGTTCAATGGATTGAGAAACACAGTTACTTCTATTTGGAACGGTATTTCTTCCGCAATTAGCACTGTGGTAAATGCTGTTAGAAATACGGTCTCGAACGTATGGAGCGCGTTAACTGGCACTGTTTCAAGAATATTTAATGGTGTGAGGGATGCAATTAAATCCCCAATGGATACAGCAAAAAATTTCATTAAAGGAATTATTGACACGATCAAAGGTTTCTTTAATTTCTCTATTAGCTGGCCTAAAATACCTTTACCACATTTTTCGATCAGTCCGAAGGGTTGGTCAGTGGGAGATTTACTGAAAGGTAAAATACCGAGTCTTGGTGTGGATTGGTATGCTAAAGGGGGGATCTTGACTAAACCGACTGCATTTGGAATGAACGGTAATAACTTAATGGTCGGAGGAGAAGCAGGAGCCGAAGCAGTCGCACCGATTGATACCTTAATGGGTTATGTGAAAGCTGCTGTAAACGAAGTGATTGGAGAACAAAAAGAGGGCGACATTAATGTTACCCAATATATCTCTAGTCCGGAACCATTGACACCGCGAGAAATTGCAAGAGAAACAAAATTGAAGCTGCAGGACTTAGCAGCATTAAGGTAAGGAGGATTTGAATGTACGAAATTACTTATCAAAATTCTGAAAATGCTCGAATAGTTTTCGGCATTCAACCGCCTTTCACTGTCTCAAATAAAACTGGATTTGGCGCCGTTGAAAATACAATCACCACAGAGGAACAGTATGGACTCGACGGCGTCATTTTGGTTTCAGAGCGTCTAGACAAACGAGATCTGACGATCAAAGGGACCGTGATAGGCACTAGCCCGGAAGATTTATTCAATTTGCAGCATCAAATGGTACAAGTGCTTAATCCGAAGACACCAGGAACGCTTACTTACCGTGCGTTTGATCATGAGTATCAAATCGATGTCCTGGTAGTCAAAGCACCTGAAATGAACGAAGCTGTAAAAAATACTAATACCACGTATACATGTTCTTTCTTGGCATTAGATCCATATTGGAGAGATATGAGTATCTACAATAAATTAATCCCTCTAGCGGTTGCTACTAAAAAACATTTTTGGCCATTAGAGATTACGTCCAGTTATGAATTTGCTACGTTTAAAAGTGGAGAAATCGTCCCTGTCAACAATGATGGGGACGTTGCTGTTGGAGGCACTTTTTACTTTACTTTAGGATCAGAAGCGACCGACCCAGAAGTCTATAATGTCATCACGCAAGAATTTTTCCGCTTCAAAGGTTCATATCCTGCAGGAACCCGCTTCCGCTTAGTCACTACACGTGGCCAAAAAGAGGCGGTAATGACTGACCCGAACGGGACAGAATCGAATGCAATGCCATTACGAGATCCTGATTCGACTTTTCTTCAATTGGCTAAGGGAGATAATTATTTCCAGGTGAAAGCTACTTCGGGTATAGGGAACGTTATTGTACAGCTTGACTTCCAGCCGTTAGTAGGTGGTGTGTGATGGAATTAGAAATTTTTACACAGGATACTGAAAATCAGTGGCTTTTCGAATCTGAAAAAATATTCGATGGCTTTAAAAGTCTGACTGTGAATCTCAATTATTATACCTATTCTGATTTTGAGCTGTTTGTCGGGCTAAGAAATGAGCATATACGAATGTTTATCCCTGAGACGGTTATTTATATGGAAGGACTCTATTTCTACGTAGATAACGCTACGGTGGACGATCAGTCTACTGCCCAGCTGAAAGTTACAGGGAAATCCTTATTAGGAAAAGCCAATGATCGAATTGTATATCGGATTTACAACAAAACAGCACGTCCGGAACAAATCGCTTGGGACCATATCAATAATGAAATGGTCAATCCTAGTGATGCCAAGCGCAAAATCCAGTACTTGAAATTAGATAGTGTACCTAACCTTGGGAATGCGTCAATCCAATACCAGAATAGTTATGGAAATGTAGCAGAAGAGTTAGAAACTCTTTGTACATCCTATGATTTTGGTATAAAAGAAGTAGCGACTGGCTTAGGTAATCCAAATAATACGCTGACTATTTTTAGAGGAAAAGACGTTTCAGATACAGTTGAATTTTCAGATGAATATGAAAATCTAACAAAGGCAGGCTATCAAAACAATAACTTTGATGAATCAACAACTGCCCTAGTTTATGGCGAAGGTGAAGGATCAGCAAGAAAAAGCGTAGTGGTTAATGGCGATAAAACTGGACTGCAGAGAAAAGAGTTATATGTAGATGCTCGGGATCTTCAACAAACGGCTGGCGATGTCACCTTGACAGATGCTCAATATACAGACGCTTTGAAAAATCGAGGAACAAATAAGTTGGCAGAGCGTAAACGGATTTTGACCCTTAGTGGTGAAGTTCCGACAAGCTCAAAATTATTCAAGTTAGGCGTAGACTATAATCTTGGCGACACCGTCAGCGTGAAATCTAATTTATATAATTTGAAGAAAAAATCAACTATTACAACAATCAAAAAAACTTATGACAGTAAGGGTTTATTTATCGAACCAGTTTTCGGTAAAGAAACTCCTACTGTTTTTGACATTTTAGGAAGGAGCTGATTTTTTGGAATGGAGTTTCCCATGGCTGTCGATCGATGGAGATAGAGTGTATGACGATAGCGATTTTTCGCAATTCTTTTCAAGCCTGTTCAGTACAGGAGTTTCCATGACAACAGCAGACGGTTTGAAAGTAACAGTTAGTCCAAATGGGGGCATGAGGGTGCAAGTCGCTGCAGGTGCGGCAAATATGGAGGGGAGAAGCTACTTAAATAGCACCTCATTAGCTCTAAATATTTCGGTGGCCAGCACTACCCAAGATCGAAATGACAGCATAGTTGTGCGTATGGATAAAGGTACAAGAGAAATCAAACTAGTAGTAAAAACAGGAGATACAAGCGTACAACGTACCAGCGACATTTACGAGTTGCAGTTGGCCATCATTCGTGTACCGAGAAATAGTTCTACTATATCTGCCGATCTGATTACAGATAAGCGTGCTGATGAAAAAGTCTGTGGATATTCTAGTCCTTTCCAAAAAGTATCCGTTTCAGGATTAGAAGAACAATACACATCGTTACTTCAACAGATTATTGACAAAATGAATCAATACACATCTGATCAAAAAGTAAAATTTGAGGCAGATATGCAAGCAATTCTCAATAAAGGTAATGAATACATCCAACAAGCCCAAGCTGACTGGCAAGCGTTTCTTGAAACAATTCAACAATCTATGGATGGAGACGTTGCGTTAAATCTTCAAAACCAAATATTGAATTTAACAGCAGATCAGTTAGTTTTTTCTAAAAGCGAGTTGCCTTTTGAATATCCAGAAGTTGAAGTTTTGGCATGGACTAACGGTTTCGGTGTAACTGCGTTAGGTGAAACAAACTGGCTCGGTGATGTCCCAGAGACGATTCCGACTAAAATAGGTTATCCATCAAAAAATGAAGTAACTGTGAAAGTCCCAACGAATTGGAAAATGTCGTCGCCAACTATTAAGGAAATTAGCTCAAATTCCTTCTTATTAGTAGAAGGAAATAAAAGTCTACAAATTAAGATAAAGGGGTCAAGATAAAATGAAAACAAATTTTGAACGTGGCCAATTAAATGCCCAAGATGATCTAAATACAAATTTCACGGAAATTCAAGAGTTTATGGATACATCTGTGCCGCTGGAAGCTTTCTTTACTAATGGAGCAGACGGTTCAAATGTCACTGTAGGTTATAAGTATCCCATTGGTAGTTTAGTCGCAACAGATAGTAAACATACCGCCAGCGATCTGCCATTTACATTCAGTGAGGATAGAACAACCATTACAATGACACGAGACGCAACTCTTTTTATTAGTGGGATGGTTAAATTTCACGGATCAGGCACAGGAGCAGCAGATTATGCTTATTGCAAATTGCGCTATGGTACAACGCTTATAGACTTTGCAAATATTGGTGCACCTTCTGGACAAACGCTTAACCTCTTCACTGGCCAATCAGGGAAAACAGTAGTGAGTGTCAAAAATGGCGAAACTATCAATTTCGAGTTGGAAGTCCGTTCAGGAAAACAGTTATTCAGAAGTTCGATAACCTCTTTATATATCAAAGAAGTTCAAGGTATGTAAGTTTCGGGAAAGGGAATTTAGATATATGGAAGATGAAAAATTAATTCGTGAAATTCTTCAAAGGCTGTCTAAAATTGAGGCAAACACAGACGGACTTCGTGAAGTAAAAGATGCTGCAGCCAATGCCCTAAATATTTCCAAAACTAACCAGGAGAATATTAAAAAGATGCAGGACAATCAAACTTGGTTATGGCGAGCAGTGGGCAGCCTTTTTATCGGCTACGTTGTAAAGGTTCTATTCAAAATTTAGAAAGGGGG